GTAAGCGTTTCTCCATATCTTCTAAGACTTCTTGAATTTGCTTGCCACCACTGTAGATTTGAGTCATTTGGTCTATACGAATCTTGACCTCCGCTGCTTCTTCATCCTCCAATGCCATCAAACAAAGTCTACCATAAAATATCTTTTGTTTAGCAATTAGTTCTAAAGTTTTAACGATGTGTAACTTCTTATCTTCCTTCTTCATTAAAGGAAATCTAACTGACAAATCATACAAATCTTTATAGAGTTGTTGCATATTCTCCAACTCTTCTTTAATTACTTCTGATTCATAGAACGGGTTGGTCATAATGGTAACACTCCTCTGCTAGTTTTCTTTACGTAATTTAATTGTTGTGCATTATATTTAATCTTATCCTTGAGAGGACGAGAAATTAATTTGTTTACAGTTTCAATCTCGATGTCATATTCATCGCAGACAACTACAACTGCATCAATATAATTGGTAAGTCCATTGCTATTTTTAACAACATCCTCTACCATTCCTGAGAATTTCGCTTGTGTCATAAATTTGTCTTTAAATTCTTTCATTTGATAGTAGACATAAAGTCATCGATGTATGATCTAAGAAGGTCATAGTAGTGATCTGGATTCTTTTCAAAGACTTGAATAGTTCCATCTTCTACTGCTACAATCGTGACTATTTTATTGATGGGAACACCACATCTTTCATAATACATAACTGCATAAGCAGTTTCTTGAACAAAGTAATTCTCAATCCATATTTCTTTCTTAGGTTTCGTTGATGTCTTAAAGTCAATGACAGATAGTTCGCCATCAAATTCTGCTATGCAGTCAACGCGACCAGAAATGCGAAGATAATCGCTGAAGAGACAACTCTCCAAAAGGTGTATGTTATTGATCCTATTAAGTTCCTCACGGGAGGACTGAAAAAGATAAGTAGCAAGAGGATTAGTTTCATCGAAAGATACTTCTTCGTTCTTCAAATAACATTCTACCATAGAATGAAACTTATTGCCACGTGATGCAGCAGCAGTTGAAATTTTTGTTGCTTGCTTTTCACCGACACGTTTCCTCCATTTAATAATAGAATCTTTCTTACGATGACTTGTGATAGTCGTGATAGAAGGATACCATTTGTTCTCTGCAACTTCATAGAGTCTTAAACCAGACTTCTTTGTCACAGAATTTATTTCATAGATAGGTTTTGGAGGACCTACAGTTTTAAATACAGTTTTAGAGACCAAGATTCACCTTTGATATTAAGTATTCTCTTACGAGACCTGACCTAACAATGTCATCAATACCAAATTCGACAGTATCAAACGATGGCATTGTCTGCAAGATCTTCATAAAGTCTAGGACTCCATTACGTTCATTGCTCTTAACTAAATCAGATTGTGTGTAGTCTCCTGAGAAAATAATCTTAGAGTTCTGACCCACACGAGTTATTATACTATCTAATTCGTGAAAGTTCAAGTTACTAAACTCATCTACTATGATGACACAATTATCTAATGTGGTTCCTCTGATAAAGGAGGTAGACCAAAATGATATTGTCTCTTGTGATCTTAAGTTATCATATAACATTTCAAATGCAGCATCATCAGGCATCTGAAACATATACTTTACCATATTTTTATATGGTATTTGGTATAGATTTGATTTGTCCTCGTGATCTCCAGGAAGGAAACCAATCTCTCTTGTAGGGACGAGAGACCTTACCATATAAACTTTATCATATGGACTTGTAGGTTCTAATACTTCCTTGAGTGCAAGGTACAAACTGATAAAAGTTTTACCAGTACCCGCAGCACCGTGTAAAACTAAATTCTTTCCTTCAGCATAAGACTTGAAGACTATTTCTTGGTTGTCCCCAATGGGTTCGATCACCTTGAGGTGATCCATATTAATAGGTTTCTTTCGTCTCATAAATTTAGCACTTCTGCTGTGGTTTTGAGAGGTTGTCTTTCGCTTCTTGACAGGCATAATTAAGTGTAGTTAGACAAGTTTGCAGCGGGGTGTTCTGCTTGGATTTTAGACATTACTTCTTTAAATCCATCGGATTGTTTTGGTTTACCATACATTGTTGCAGGTGCTTGATTACCAAAATACCTTTCCATTTCTGGGTGCTCGTCTTTGTATTTATCGAGTTCTGCCATAGACATTTTTAACTCGATAATCTCTCCAGTTTCTTTGTTTTTGAAATCGTATGAGGGCATTAATGTTTACGTAGTTTTTTAGTTTTGTGTCTGATGTATCTGACTTGAACATTAATTAAGTTAAGTCGTGCTCTGATTATAGCATACTTTAGTTCTAGTTTCACGTAGTCTACAATTTTATAGAACGGATCGAACCCATCGGTGATAGCGATGAGCATTACAACTAATAAAAAAGTATAGAGTGTGTACATTAGTCTATTCTGAGACAGGGTTGGAGGTCTCGCCAGTAATCGTCGTCGGGACAATCGCAATCTTGCTGACACCATCCTAGTGCTGAAGAAATGGTGGGAAAATTGCATATGAAATGATCTTTACATAACATAGCAAGATCCATATGTTCTTTTTGTGTTCCGTGTCCAGTACGAAGTTCAATGTAATGAATCCAACTGCGAAGGGAACCAGTCATATAGATACGAGTCGGTGTTGCCAATGGCAATACAAACCTAGCACATTCTTTTGCTACACCTTTCTTTAGTAACATAGCATATACATCTTGAGAGTCTTTAAATAACTCTTCAATGATGTGGTTCATTTTTTCTACATCTTCTGGATCAAGATCGTCAATAGAATTTTGACGGTTCTTATCATCTTGACGACGTAGAGTTGGTACAGGAATCTTATCTGATAACAGATTTGTATCTGCATATCTCTGAGAAAATTCTTGATATGTAAATGAACGATGACGAAGTATCTGTGCAGCGATTGCTCTTGTTGTATTAATTTCAAGAGTCATTGTTGCTTGCTCAAACACAGACCAGTGACCGTGTTTAATACAATACTCTAATAGTTTTTCAACTTTAGGATTGTCTTGATTATTAGGATTAGATACTCTTGCTATGTATCCTATAGTTTTCTCAGCGTCAGGAGTTTTACTAATAAAACAAACTGATGCGTGAGACAAAGGTTTCATTGTACTATTCATTGACGAAAACATCTAGCGATTATAAGGATTGCAAATGATTGTATGTAATTTATAGTCGCCAATCCAAATAGAGTAGGAGCAACAAAGTTCCACGCAAACATTAGAACTAAAGGTGTTAAAAATACTGTGCCAATAAATTCACCAACTTGTTCTGGTGTTACTTTAACCTTAGTATCCTTTGGAGGTTCTTCCTCTGGTTTCTTAGGTTCCTGTATTTTATTGACGGTGTAAATCGTCATCTTCTTTTTCTTCTGTTTTTGGTCTCCTTCTTGTCTACTTCCTGTTGATTTTTCCATAATTTAGGGTTGACTATACCTTGTGATTGTTTGAACCATTTGAAGTCCTTCTTATACTTATCATAATAATAGTCAAACATCTCCACTTGAGACTGCGGTATGGCAATATCATAACATTCCTTGCCATTTTCTATGTAATGAACAAGATATGCTGTGTATGGTAATGTTTTGTCGTTAGCATCAGTAACCTGACACTTCTCTTTGAGGACGTTCAATGTATTCAACTCCGATTTCCCCACTGTATTGTAGGGAATGCTTCTTGGACAACTGCTTTAGTAATTCTATAGCGTTTGCCAAGTTGTTTGTCTTTTACAAGGCATAAAACCTTTGCTTCTTCTTCGTGTAACCCTTCTAACATTTGGATAAACATATTCTCTTTCTTCATAGAAGGAAGATTGTCTGCTCCACCCTTAATAAAGTAATAGAATTTACGTGCTTCTTTCTCAAGAAGTGTATGTTCTGTACCCATTGGTGCAGGGTTAGGTCTATAAGGTACATCACCATCTGGTAGTGCTGATAGAACACTGTCATCATAATTCCAGATGAATAGAGAACGTAGTGCTTGACTATTATTCTCTTGAAGGATTTTCACCTTCTGTGATTTTGTCTTTGCGTTGTGTGCTTTCTGCAAAATCTCTGCGATTGTAAGTTTCATAACTTAAAAATAGTTTACTGCTGACACTAGGTCATTCAATTCATTCTCTTCAAAGTAAGAAGAGAGGTCGCTCCTGTTAGCAGGAACTAAGGATTCATATGTATCTATAATCTTTTCACACATCTCTTTTGGAATGTACTCAAAGTCAATGAGTTTACGATTACGTTCATAGTGATCTATAAGTTCTGGTGTAGTACAGAAGTCTTCTGGACTTTGCGTAGACCACTTTGCAATTAAAACTTTGCGTAATGGTTTCTGTCTGCGTCCTTCAACCAAGCAACTATCATCAGATAAGAAGTTTGGAATACCATCAGATCTATCACCCTTAAGAATGTGCTCTGAGATATACAGTTTAGGGTCTAGTCCTTCTACCCATTTCTTAAGACAAGGATTGTATTGATCTACATATCCATATCTTTTAAGTTGAATGAAGTCTTTATCTCCAGAGAGTATTAAAGTCTTCACTGGTGGTTGCATATTGTTTTGCAATCTTATGTTTGCAAGACCTTGTTGTTTACAGAGAACAGCGATGATGTCATCTGCTTCTGCACCGTCAACCTCTACAACTTTGTATGGTAAATGTTCTAAGAACTCTGCCTTAAGTTTGTTAAGGAGTTCAAAGATATTATCCCAGTTATGTTTAGACTTTTCTCTGTCACGTTTACGTGTACCCTTATAGTGAGGGAACTCATCACGTCTCCAGTAATGTCTGTTGTCATAGCATAGAACAAATTCTCCATACTTTTTCTTAAACTCTGATCGATAGTTGAGCAGAGAATTAAGAACCATATGTCGGACTAAACCTTCTTGTAACTTCTCAGTCTGTGAAAGCGAAACCATAAGGTTTGCTATCATCACCTGATTCATATCTACAAGAATCATTTATTTAGTCATCATCTTCGTCATCTATTATATCATTTTCTTCACTTAAACGCAAGTACAGTAGTTCTTCGGGGTCTACTCTGCCATCATCAGTTAACATTTCTGGATGAATAACTGCTTTTGCAT